CAACGCCCCTGTGTCCTCGTCCCACATTGGGGCGAACTGCGTAAATGGAAATTCGTGCACGTGGTCCACATTCCAAAAAAGGAAGGACTGGCCATGGATTAATGCGTTGTATGCCGCCTCTTTAATCCGCCTGTCGAATTGTTTGCCCAGTTTTTTCTTAACATTCATGTCATTAAAAAAGACACCGTTTCCTAGGCTGTACGAACAGCGTTGTGTATTTAATTTGTGAAAAAAATTAGAGCATATCTGTGCATTGGATGAGAAATTGTCCACTTTTTTCTGACCCAATAAAGTGTAGTAAACACGCTGAAACTGCAGGATAGTCTCGTTTTCCTGTGCGTCATACTTGTCCGCCCTTAACGCCTCTTTGTATGCTCCTGTGCTCTCGTGGAATTTTATAAACTGATTTATAAATTGCCCTTTGTCTTTTGCGGCAACAAAATCTTGATATGATAGATACATTGTTATCACCCTAGAATTAATTTGTATTGTCTTGTTCGGCTGCGCTTAACGAGTTTTAATGTTTTTACAAGATACCTGATAGCATCCATCGCGTGGTCTGACTGTTTTATAACTGCGTCCCTGCCTTTGTCAGCCGCCGTTGGGTCCCATGCATAGATGCCAAACTCCTCGATCGTGTGCGTGCAAGACGGGTCAAACGATAACTTGTCTTGTGTTAGCAACGTCTCAACGTCTGCTATCCCATCGTTAACAGTGTTATCTGCTTTTTTGACTTTATGCCCTTTGCTACGTAACTCCACGATGAGAGCGGTGGCGGATGGGTCAACGATCACTAAATCATCTTTCTGCCCGCTTAGCGTGTCCTCTAGTCCTTTTACTAGCGCACTGACCGGCTTCATGCGGTTGTTCTCTCTGCCTGAGTAATAATACTCTCGTAGACAGTGCCAGTTGCCAGTATCTACTCTTTTCTGCCAGATCAAGAAGACGGTAGCGTTCTGCATACCAAAGTCGGAGCTAACAATTATCTCTCCGCTGGTCTTTGCTTTACAGACGTGCCTTTCCTCCGAAAACATATCGTATACAAGTCCCTCGGCTACTGCCCAGTTGCCTAGTATGTAGCGTTGATACCTGTGCGTGCCGGAGTACTCTTTTATTAGCTCGTCTACTACCGCCGGAGGCAGACAACCATCGTGTATGTTGTACGCCTGTTGGAATATATCTGCATCGGAATCCAGAAAGCCCTTAAACCAGTGCTTTGGTCCCGCCGGGTTGCAAGTTCCATCAAAGTGACTGTGTGATGTTCTGAGACGAGATTTTAACATCTCAAATACTTCTTGATTCCACGTCGTTACCTCATCGCCATAAGCGTACTCAATCGTTGCTCCCTGTATCCTTGCAACGTGCTTCTTGTTGTCAGCACCTAGTGCATATACTTTTTTGCCAAATAGCTGTACTGTGTTGTCACTGCGTATCTCGCCAACTAGCTCCTCGCCCCAAATCTCCCGCATGGGGTCAAGTATGTTACGTTGTAGCGTGCCGCGGGTGTTGCCAAGCATCACAGCCAACCCTAATCCTTTTAGATGTGTCAGGCGTTGAGGAATTACGATCGCGTAGTCAACAAAGGATTTCCCGGAGCCTGTCGCCCCGGTCTTTACGTTCCAACGGTGGTTACAGCCTTGCAGGTATTCTGCCTGCTTGCTAGTCAATGGCACTATCGACACCCCCAAGGATTTCAATAGCTTTTGCTAGTGCTTTATCACTTGCACTCTCTGACTGTGGCTTATCACGCCACTGTTCCGGCTTCCTGTTCTTTAGCCAAAATATCTGCGCTGTTGTATCCGGCGCAACGTGCTTCTTTGTTACTTTTCGCTCCGTCATTACTCCGCCTTCGTACTTTTCGCTCGTCTCCTCGTAGCTGTATCCTAACGCCCGTTGTAACAGGCTTTTTTCCACCTGCCTGTCCACAACTTCTTTTCCCTTTTTTAAGGTATCGGCTAAAATTGGAAATTTTTTCTTCCATGTATATAAGGTATCTGGGTTGATGCCGATGTTTGCCGCGATCTCTTTATCTGTGCATCCATCTCGTGCCCATCCCTCTAGTTTTAGCAACCCTTCTTTGGTCAGCCACTCCTGGTATTTACTTATCCCATTTTGGGGTCACCTCCTAAATACAACCATAACCCCGTAATGGATTGTTTACGGGGTTATATGAAAGGAAAGAAAATATGAAAAAAATTTTTGTCCCATTGAGTGAATACGCACTCAAATACAAGTATAAGGAATTGCACCTTAACAGCCGCCGGGGTAAGACTGATAAGCGGCTGGTCCCTAAACACTTGTAGACCCGCAACCTGTATGGGACGCAAGGCACCGTGGGATAGGTGTCTTGCGTACTCTCTTTTACGCGGATGAGAGTTTACACTTTTACCACAAAAAGATAGAGGAGGTTATGTCTCACAAAAAGTTACCAGTACTCGTCCGTACAAGTGTATTGTACGGCATTTTTTAAGCCATGTTAGACAAACATAAAAAAGAGAGGGAAATAACTCCCCCTCTCTAATATCCCGCATATTTCCCAGCCAAATTAGCAAAAGCACTAAGCCATCTGCGTATAGTCATTTCTGCGTATCCGAGCTTATCCGCCGCCCCTGCTATCGTGTATCTGTCATTAAAATACACCAGCTGTACAGCTTTCATTCTGTCCTCACCGTTGTCCATCCCCTCTGTCTGCTTTATCGCCTTGTTAATAGCGTACATCCATAGGGCTGACTGAGCTGTATTTTCTTCAATTAATTTGTCTGGGTACTTTTTTACTTGCTTGACTGCGTGCCCATACCAGTCGTGTTTGGGATTGCTCATCGTTCTATCTCCCCGTTTTTTCCAACTTTTTTAAACCTCACTCTTTGTAGTGCGTCAGGGTACTTTGTTGTATTGACTCCCGAAAAAAATTGTTTTAAATCTCTACTCCATGTAAGTTGGGAAGGTGTAAAGTCTTTGTATATTACTTCTATCTCAAGAGACTCGGAATTTACTACAACGTCCGTTACGATATATAATTCTCCTTTGAAGTGTCTGTATATACAACCAACCATTTCTTCTTTCAAATATTGAGCGTCCTTCTGTACTTCTATTATGTCGGTAGAACACCCTATATCATATACAGCAGTTAACATCTTTCTCCCTCCTTTTTGTTTTAGTTCACTCGCCGATACATAACCGTATTTCCGTTTGTCAGCCTTACAACTACCTCGTAAGGCTCTTGGCTTGGTATTCCGTCAATAGCTCTGTAGCGGACCCCCATAATAACGTCAGGACGGGCAAGAACGCCGCACCTCTCGCAGCATTCAGATGCTTTATACTCGCAGTCTCTACACCTAAATCCCATAGCTTCAGGTGTCCACTCATCCGGATTTGTTTCTTTTAGCTTGCACATTCCTTCTATTGTTCCAAACTTACACTCCTCACACCTTCCTGTACAGGCTTTTCTGATTCTTTCTAATGCGTTCATTATTTCTTTTCTGTCCATTTTTGTTCCTCCTAAATATGCTCATGCGCCGTTTTGTCTTTGCAATGTTCGTGATTTCGTGTATCCATCTTTTTCACCTATTTTTTCTGCAATAGCTCTTATTACATTTACAGTTACGCCGTTTCCTGCTTGTTTATATAATTGACTATCAGAATTAACAAACTCTGCTTTTTCAAAATAGTCATCTGTCCAACCTTGCAGCCTAAAGCATTCTTTCGGTGTCAGCTTTCTGATTGCTATGTAGCACTGGTATTTTTCATACCAGACAGCATATATGGTCAACTCTTCTGAAACTTGCACAAAAATCCCTTGATTGCAACTGGTATCTAATGTATTTGCAACATCACGTCCAACTCGTCCTCTTCTTGTTTTACTTCCTGGAACTGATAAATTCACGTTATCAATGCCTACTCTACACTCGGAATAGCCTTGCTTTGTTGCTTCGGCTACTTTTATGCCCTGCGAATCAATAACTCCAATCGGTTCAATCGCCACTCCGTGTCTATCCTGTCCAGTAAGTGTAAACATCGGCTCACCATTTTCTTTGAATCTCCGTCCATTCTGACGCTTTTCTGCTCGGTCAGGTGTTAAAACTGGAATTGCAATACCGCTATTTTGCGCTTTATACGTTCCACATCCTTTTTGATATCTTGCTTGCAAGCATCTGGCAATGCTAGTTGTTTCTGTTCCACTGTTGCGCAAATCTATAAAACACGGCAATGCTACATGATGCCCTCGCCCACCACCTTGACCAGTATCAAGAGTTTCTGTAATTCCATCAGGTGCAAATACCTGCGTATTTTTTCTGTATCCGTCTTTGTGATCAATTATTTGAATACTATTTTCTCCGTCTGTTCTTTCGACAGGAAATACTTTTGCGGTACTTCTCCCTCTAAGATGTCCGATAATGAAGCACCTTTCTCTGTTCTGTGGCACTCCAAAATCTTTGGAGTTGAGCACCTGCCATTCTGCATCATACCCCCTCTGCTCCATTTCAATGAGCAGTCTGGCGAAATCCCATCCTCCATTAACACTAAGCAAATTCTTAACGTTCTCAACGAAAAGGTAAGTGGGTCTATTTTCTTCTTCGAGTTGTCCGATAAGGTACATAACTCTAAAAAACAAGCTTGAACGGTTCCCTTGAAATCCAAGCTGTTTTCCTGCAACTGAGATGTCTTGGCACGGGAATCCGAAACACCAGCAATCTGCTCTTGGAATGTCTCCGGCATATACTCTTCTAATGTCATTTGCGTACCACTCTCCATTTCTGTATTCCTCCTTTAGTATTTCTTTTTGTCGCTGTTTCAACGGCATTTTATTTAAACGTTCTCTTTGCTCTAATGTAAGCAGGTGCATTGATGTGTAACTTGCGGTTGCAAATTTATCAAATTCGCAAAACCCGACGCATTCATGCCCCGCTAATTCCATGCCTCTGCGGAACCCTCCGATTCCGGCAAACAAATCAATAAACTTCATTTTCTCTCCTCTTAAATATGCTCATGTGGTTCGACTGGTTCCCAGTGCTTTTCAGCTTCCTGCTCAACCAATCGGTTATACCGCTCCACAAATTCATCCTCGCTTATATTGCCTTGCATAAATTTTTCTGATATGTTCATGTAGGTATCTGGTTTTGTTGTGCCATCGTTCATTTACGCCTCCGATCGTGTATCAATTTCGCTCCAATCAAATTTACAACCACATTCGCTGCAGTATTTATCTCTGCTTTCTGTATCTGACACCACCTGTTTTCCACACAGAGGACATTCCCAGTTAATACCGGCAATTAATGCATCTAAGATAATCGGTTTTACTGGATTAAACTGCCTTTTTAGTAATTTAAGCACTTCTTCGCGCTGTTCTTGATTTTCGTAACTGATAGTGATCTTGTTACTAACATCATATTTTCTAAATGTTCTAGCTTCGTTCTGGGCAAGCATAATTTCTTTGTTTTTTAACATTTTTTATTCTCCCTTCTTATTCTTCCGCACGCTTTCGTCCATTCCCTCGCAAATCTCTTTTCCGCCAAGTCGTTTGGGAAAAACTTTGTTTTTTTATTTTTATATCCTCTGTTTCTCAGTTCCCTTTCTATAGCTTCTATTTTTTCCTTTGATTTGGGTATTTTACGCAGTTCGCTCATTGCTTCCCTTAGTTCCTGCTCTGTACATTCTACTAAAAATGTGGCTCGGTCAAGGCTTGGTATTTCATATAGTTTTTTCGCTATTTTGTTTTGTATTTTATCAAAATCTTCATCTTTTAGCCCGTATGGCATTTTTATTTCTCCTCCTTCATTATTAACTCAACCCATTTTCTCGCTATTTCTTCTTGTGTGTCTTTAACATCGTCCCACGCGTCTGTGTTGCAGGCTAGTATTTCACAAATCAATATAACTTCTGCCATATTTCTACGTAAAGCACCCTCTGCTCTTAGCACTTCCGCTGGGGTTGGATTAAATCCCATAATTTCTGCACGCATCGTAGCAGCTTTGGATAATTCATCCGCCTTTTCCGTTAATTTGCTAAACAATACGCCTATTTCTAAATGTTCTAACAAATAGTCTTTCACTTCACTGTTTTGCATTTCTTCTACTTTCATTTTCTTTCCTTTCCCCTCCGGAATAAATCCGGAGGAATCAATGGCATATAGCTCCTCATGGAACCGTTAACGTGTTGCTGTAATGTGTATCTATCCTTAACCCCGGAGGGTGTCCAGCTGTTTTATCCATTCAAGCGGTCCTTTGTTGAGCAGTAGGCAGTTTTCACCTGCATTTCCCATATCAAAAATACATCCCTCGCAATACTTGTGTTTATTGCAGTACTTTCTGATCGTTTTTGCCGCTTTTCTTGCTTTTGAGTCTCCTATTTTTCCCATTACGCCACCTCCCTGATCGTGATACCATACCGTTCAAGCATTAGTTTTCTCTTGATGATATATTCCGGATTTTTTCTTGTTCGTGGGGATTTAACATCCTCGACAATAATCTTGCCTTCCTTGTCTGTGTAGCGGAAATCTGCCGTATATGATACGGGGCGTTCTGTAGTGCCATCTTCTCGCTTCTGACTGCCCACAAGGATATACCTCGCCTGTCGCTCTAATCCTGTAATTTCTCCCGCTTCTTGCATCGCCGCCAGCTCCAAATAGCGATGCATTTCTCTTTTACTATCAAACTTCCCATCTTTCGTAAAAATCTTTTTATTTCTAAATTTGTTCACAGGTAATTCCTCCCAAATGTTTTGATAAATTCTTCCCTCGTTCCGTTGTTCTCCTCCCAGTACTTCTGCGCCAGCTCCTTGAGGTACCTGTCTAGCGGTCCGTTGGGATTACGATGTACCGCCTCGCCGCCGTTGGTATGGTGATTTAAACACAAATAAACTGTAAAACCATACTTTTCGGCTTGTTTTCTGTTGCTACTGCCATATAAGACATGATGCCTATGCAGATTTCTGGTCGTTTTGCAGAAGAAACACTCTTTTTTTGTTTGTAGTACGCTATTCATTTTTCTTCTTCCTTTCTTGGCTTCCATTTTCCTAGTATTTGTTCCAATTCTCTTGGTGTTAGCGTTTCGATTCCTAAGTCTTCCGCTTCCTGTATCGTTCCCTTGATTAGCTCACTCATTTCCCGGCTGTCGTATGTGTGTGAGCCTCTCATGAGCCTGTAAAACACTACCTCTTTGCCTTTTTCTAGCCGCCGCCCTATTGCAACCGTGTGAACGTCCTCTTTTTTATACATGATGTCGGTCGGGACATTGGTTTTTAAAACTGCTATGTCCCCTTTTATCAGCTCTGGCTGTCCGTATCTGCCTATCATCAAATTTTTGGCTTCTGCCTTGCTCGTGCCAACTTTCTCCGCTATTTTGGTGACCAGGACGTGGAAATAAGCGTTTGCTGACAAGCTTCTTTTCTTGCGGAACGGTTTGATTATTATGGACAGCTTTTCCAACTTTTTCAGCTCGTCCACGCCCTTTATAAACCGCTCCGCCTCATTAATTTCCAGAGTAACTGTTATCTTTTTGCTAAAATAATCCACTGCTAAGTTTTTTATTTTTCCAGTTAAATCCATGCTATTTCAGTCATAATTCCTTCATGGCTTCGGCATATTGTTGTTGTGTCGTCTGATACAATGATTTTAAACCTCTTTGACTTGCCCATTCTTTGATCTGGGCTTCCGTCATTCCTTTTTTTTGCATCAGATCATAGAGCCGTTTTGCCTCTTTCTCTGTGATAACCTCGTTGCGTTTATATTCGTCTGTATCCGCGTCTTTCGAGTCGTCCAGAAGAAACAAGCTATTTAAGGCGTATTTTCTCGCATAGCTCGATGCTGAGCCGGTAACTTGTGCTGCATCCATCTTTTTTTTGCTTTCTTCTTCTCTGGCGTATGCTGTAGTGCAAAAACTGCCCTCACTTTCTATGTCTTTTAAAATTGCTGTCGCCTTTATGTAAAATCGGTTGCCCAGCATAATAACTTCGTCGTTTACGGCTAATATTAAGCCTTCCCTATCCAATAAAGGCTTTACTGCCTCGTAGATGTCCTCTAAGCTCCTGTAACTATAGCCGCCATACTCACTGTATTTACTCTTGGGCACCTTTAATTCTGCTTGAATTTTTTGTAACTTTGTGTAAACATCTCCCATTTTTCTTACCTCACGATCACACTCTTTGAGGTCTCAAGATGTGCCCCTGCAACCTCTTTCCCGGCTTTAATCGCCTTCTTAATCGCTGTCTTGTCCGCCTGTGGCTCTGGAATCCTGATGTATTCCTCTGACAGACTGCCTAAATCGTCAATAGTCACAGACTCGTTGCTCTTGTAGAATACGCTTACTCTTGCCGTTTTGAGCTTTTCTCCGTCAAGAGCATGGGACAGATAGTCTTTACACCTCTGTGCGGCGTTCTCGCAACTTCTGCGGCGTTTCGCAAGCTTTTCTTCCTCCTCTTTGATTGCCTTTGCTTCTGCGGCATAATTCTTTACCGCCAGCGCGATTCCCTCCACTTTTTTGTCTCTCTCGATGTTGAGAGCCTCAAGTTTTTCGAGGTCAATAATTTCTCCTGTCTCCTCGTCTACACAATCCATAATTGTGCTGTCAATCTCGTATAGTGTCATTGCTCTAATTCCTCCTCATATCTCTCGTATTCGTTGTAGCTCGCCGCGCCTCGTTTGATTGCTTTGTGTGCTGTTCTACACTCATATTCCGCCTCAAGGTGCTGTCTTTTTAGGTATTCCCTGACTGGGTCAACGTACCGCTCCGCCATATTTCTCCTCGCTTTCTTCTCCCCATGCCGTTTCAATGCTTTTGCTCAATTCGTTGTAGCCGCGGGCAAAAGCTTCAATTTCTTTCATCCGCAAAACGCCTGTTTTTTGTACCTTGTCTTTAAATAGCTCTAAAATAGCTCTTGCAATCGCCTTGTCCTCGACTGTGATTACAACACTTGCAGGAATCACACCTTTTTTCTCTAAGACGTCCTCATACTCTCTTTTCGCAAAGCCGTTTACGCTAATCATTGTGTTATTCATAACCCAATCTCTCCTTCTTTTCTGCTATCCAATCCCCCAACGCTCCACTACATTGTTCCGGGGGATAATTTTTATTATCCTGCTCTAACCGCCCAACTATTTCTCCCAGTGTGGGTAGTTCCGGCACTGTTTCTTTTCGCTCTATCGCCCCCGCCGCCCGTATCATCTCTTGGAGCTTCGGCGGGTACTTGTCTATCTCCTTTTGTGCTTCTAGCGACGCTCTGTAGCTTCTGAGAAAGTTTGACTGCACGACTGTCTGCATGGTCGCCATATCAACTTGACTCCAATTACGGAGCGTTTCCGGCGTTCCTACCGCCTTCTGCAAAATCTTCGGGAGTCTGTCAAAGTTTTTCTGGTAGCTGTAGCCGCCTTCTATCCACTCGCCATTTGTACACGCCTTTGCCACTGTTGCCCACGCTTCCTGCTCGCTCAGGTAGCTGCTTTCTGCCTTGAGCTTACTGGTGCACTCCAAAATGTCTGCCGGTGTCGGCGGAAACTTGCCTGTTGTCATGTACATCTGTGCCGCCACGCTTATCGTCTGATAGTCGTTGTTCTTACCTACTAAGCGGTACCACATGTCTAACGCCTGTTCGTTGGGAACAAATCCCGGAGCCGTGTAAACGGTCTTTAATGCGGCTACAATTTTAGAAAACTCCGAAATCGTCATACATTCCGCCTCCCTCCTGTTCTTTCTGTGCTGCCCAGTGCTGTATATCTCCGTACAGTCGGTCGTTAATGTTCTTCGTGCTGTCGTTACCTGTTTTCAGCTCAAAGAATCCTAACCACTCCTTGTCCAATGACTGGTCTATGATTTTTTTCATCATTCCCAAATCTCCGCCGGACAGCTCGTGTAATTTTTTGAGTAAAGCTTTCAAAGCTCTGTCTGTCCTTACTGGCTTTCTGATTTTTTTACGCATGGCAAGGAATTCCAAAAACTTGCAGTTAAGTTCTTCGTCCTCGAAATACTGTTCTGGCTCCTTCGTGCGCACACTCTCTTTTATTCCTTTAGTACTTGATTCCTTAAGTATTTTATTATTTAAGTATTTTATTCCTTTAGTATTTAATTGCGTTGGATTTTCCTGTATGGGTTTTTCCTGTGTTGGTTTTTCCAATATAGGCTTTTCCTCTTTAGGTTCTTCCAATACAGGTTTTTCCTGTGTTGGCTTTTCGTAAATGTCGTAAACTGTACCGCTTACCTGTCCTTTTTCGTTTCTCTCACGAGTCACTCTCAGGTATCCGAATGTTTTTAACTCTTCTAATGCGGCTCTTACGCCGTCTACGCCGTCTTTATTTAGGTTTGCCAGACCTTTGACTGTAAAGTCCCAGTCTTCTGGCAAACTAAGCATAAGACTCAGTAAGCCTTTTGCTTTTAAAGACATACCCTTTTCTCTAAAATGATAATTCGACATAACGGTGTAGTCTGTCGTTTTATTTATTCTCATTATTGCCATACGTCTACCTCCTATCTTGACAAATTGCCAAGTCTTTTGTAAAATCTAGTTATGTTTTATTTGGCAAGAGCTTAATGGTAGGGCTCTTCCTTTTTTACCTCGTGTTCTACATCGTCTTTATCCGTGTAGAACACTTTGTCATACTCTACACCTTGTTGTCGTCCTAAGAGGGTGTAGAGTAATCTAATAACATACTCTTTTCTTGGAGGCTCATTCATTTTTTTATTCACCTCCTAACTTCCTTTCGGGTATCACAACTATTTTCACGTGCAGTTCCTTAGTGATGCGTTTCAAAGTTTCCGCATTAGGAAATCGCCTGCCTGTTTCGTATTGTCTGATTGTAACTTCGGCTAATCCACATCTTTCAGCCAGTTCTTTCTGAGTGATTCCACGTGCTTTTCTTGCTATTGCAAGCATCCCCCTTATATCTCCTACTTCCATCTTTACACCTCAAATCTCTGTTGACGGTTATACTCGTCAATCTTTAACTTTGTATTTGTTTTCGGCTCCCAGTTATCTACATAGTCAATAGCTTCCTCATATCGTTTGCGAGGGATATTGTTCCGGCTGTTAACTTTAAATCTGTCTTGCAAGTCCCTGTTACATTCGGAGAATACAACTTTGCTGATATATGTATATGCTTCTGTATTCTTGCCGCCTAATGCGTTCAGGACTGCCTTATTGACGTGCTGTCGCAGTGTCTGTTGTTGTCCGTAGTCAATCACCATATTACTCTCAAGGTTTTTTATACGGTCTTCGTGGTCTCCGTAGCCTGTGGCGAGTAAACCTATCTGCTCCGCTATTGTTGCGGGCTTCTGATAACCACCTGTCTTTCTAATAGACGGGAGAACCTCTCCGGCTACCCAGTCGGTAAAGCGTTCTGCACTTTCTTTGCGGCTCTGGAAGATTACTTTGTAAAGGTTGAGTTCATTCACAAAGTTTGCATTTTGTCTCCTGCCTACGCTGTCGATGACCATACCAGTAGTAACCCCATCGGGTTTTAATCTTGATTTGACTCTGCTAGGTTGTTCAAGGTCCAATGCGTGGCAAACATCCGCTAAGCAGAAGTACGGTTCATCATTAATTATCTGTGTCCGAATTGAACCGAACTCATTGTTTTCGAAGATTTGAATATTTTTCATCTAGTCACCTTCTTTCTTATTATGATAAATCGCTTTCTTATCATGATAGTTTTAGGATAAAAAAATATCTATTTTTTCCTTTCCTGTCATTTCAAGAAAATCACCTAAATTGTTAGCCTCTTCAATGTCGAATATTGTCGCGCCACGCATTTTTTTTGTAAATGTCTGTGGACTAACATGAATTGCGGCAGCACATCCTTTATAGGTCTGTCCTTTTTCCGCAATCATTCCTCTTAACTTGGAAAGATTCATCTTGCGCCTCCTTTCGGTTTTCGGTGCTTTGTTTTTCCTTACATGATAGATTATATATCATATTATGAAAGTTGTCAAGCATGTTGTGAAAGTTTTTTTTATTTTTGTATTGATTTTCTTTCATAATATGATAGTATATATATGGAAGGAGGTGAATTAAGAAATGAGCGATTTTACAACAAAGGTTGGAAATAACATTAGGTTTTACAGGGAAAAGAAAAGAATGACGCTCAGGGAACTTGGTGGAAAAATAGGAATAACCGAGGCTACCGTGCAGAAGTATGAAGCTGGAAGTATCAAGCGTGTAGATGCCGAAATGATTAAAAAAATTGCTGACGCTTTAAGCATTGCCCCAGCAACGCTTACGGGTTGGGACGAGGAAGACAAGGGCGAAACTGAAAAATCTGCCATTTTAAAAGCAACGCAAGAAGCCAGCCTTTTGAAAAGATACGGTCAACTTAATGAGGAAAACAAGTTGACCGTCAGCAAATTAATAGATTTTTTAACTTCTAC